TATGGATACTATATGGAGCAATGCTCCTATCTTAAGAGATATGGTTCCATCAAACAGCGGCCCCAGACGAGATGTTGACAGATGTGTTATGCATATAGGTGACAGCACTATCACATGCCTCCCTCTTGGTGATGGCTCTAAGATTCGTGGTCAACGTGCAAACGATATTATTTCTGATGAATTTGCATCTATACCTAGAGAAATCTTTGAAAACGTTGTTGCTGGTTTTGCTGCCGTTAGCTCTTCTCCGATAGAGAACGTAAAACTAACCGCGTCAAAGAAAAAGGCTATAGAGCTTGGTGAAATGACAGATGAAGAGCTTTACAACCGAGACCCGGAATCGAACCAGATTATTCTTTCGGGGACTGCTTATTATGATTTTAATCACTATGCAGAGTATTGGAAAAGATGGAAATCAATAATATCAAGTGGGGGGAACCGTAGAAAGCTTGGGGAAATATTTGGTGATGACGATATTCCAAAAGACTTCGATTGGCGTGATTACAGTATAATAAGGGTTCCTGTAGAACTTCTTCCAGAGGGGTTCATGGATTCTGCTCAGGTGGCGCGCTCAAAGGCGACAGTACATTCTGGTATATATCAGATGGAATATGGGGCTTGCTTTAGTACTGACAGCAAGGGTTTCTTTAAGCGCTCATTAATTGAATCTTGCGTTGTGAGTAAAAAGGAGCCGATTAATTTTCCAAGTGGAGAAGCGTTTTTTGAACCTTTTCTAAGAGGAAACCCCAATCTAAGATACATCTACGGAATAGACCCGGCATCTGAAGTTGATAACTTTAGTATTGTTGTTATAGAGATGCACGAAGACCATAGACGGGTCGTTCATTGCTGGACTACCACTAGGAGTGAACACAAAGAAAAAGTCAAGGCGGGACTTGTTAAGGAGACGGATTTTTACTCGTATTGCGCTAGAAAGATACGAGACTTGATGAAAACGTTTCCGTGTGAAAGAATCGCTATGGATGCTCAGGGAGGCGGAATAGCGGTGATGGAGGCTCTTCATGACAACGACAAGATTCAGGAGGGGGAGCTTCCCATTTGGGAGGCAATAGACGACAAAAAGGAAAAAGATACTGATGGAAATCCGGGGTTGCACATATTGGAGATGTGTCAATTTGCAAAATCTGACTGGCTTTCTGAAGCGAATCATGGATTGAGGAAGGACTTGGAGGATAGGGTATTGTTATTTCCTGCCTTTGATTCTGTAACCATTGGACTGTCTCTTGCAGATGACAAATTCAAGAAGAGGGTGTTTGATACGTTGGAAGACTGTGTTATGGAAATTGAAGAGCTTAAGAATGAACTTTCAATTATTGAGATGACGCAGACTCCTGCCGGTAGGGATAAGTGGGATACACCACAAGTAATCGTTGCCGCTGGAAAAAAGAGCAAGCTAAGGAAGGACCGATACAGTGCGTTGATAATGGCCAACATTGCGGCTCGTACTATACAAAGAACTCCGCATTCGCCGGATTATGAATCCTTTGGCGGATTTGTTGGCGGAAAGAATAAAGACGTAAAGGGTCCAGACTATATAGCTCCAAGCTGGTTTTCAGAAGGAATGAAAGGGATTTATGACTAATTGGTGTATAATAAATTATAATCCGATTGTTAATTCAATTACCCGGAGCATCAATTCAAATGGCCGATAGTCCTGTTCCAGATAAGAAACCAGACCCAGCATATATTACTTGGAGAGACGACGCAGAAAGGGCAAAGGCTTTTGACGGTATGTCTGATACCGTAGAGTCCTACGACGGGGTGATGAGGGCTACGTCTTCCCATCGTTCGTTTCTAGATATTGAAACGAATAGGTCTGTAAGAAGTGATTTTGTTAAAGATGACTATTATAGATTCAGACGACACGAAGCCCTGCCAAAGAAGCAAAAAGACATCATGAGTATGTGTATGTCTGCTTACAATACGGTGGGAATTATCAAAAACATCATCGACCTGATGGGCGATTTTGCTTCTCAGGGAATCACCATCGTTCACCCAAATGCGCGTATAGAGAGGTTCTATAAGCGCTGGTTTGACAAGGTTGGTGGTCAAGAAAGGTCTGAGAGATTTCTCAATATGCTATATCGTTGTGGAAACGTTGTAGTAAAACGAAGAACCGCAAAGATAAACAAAAAGCTGGAAGAGACTTTTAAGAGAGCAGCCGCAGGTGATGTTGATATCATGACAGATAGGGTTGCTAAAAGGGATATTCCTTGGATATACGATTTTCTAAACCCGCTTTCTATTGAAGTAGTTGGGGATGAACTAGCCGTATTCGCTGGAAAACCTAAATATGCTCTTAAGATTTCCAAGGGAACTTCAAATCTTATCAAGCGTGCTTTTGATAACAACCCAGACAAAGACTTAGTTGCCAATCTTCCATCCGACCTTCTCACGAAGGTGAATAAGGGGGAGCGACTTATCCCTCTAGACCAAGACAAGGTCCGCGCCTTCTTCTACAAGAAGGACGATTGGATGATGTGGGCTAATCCTATGATTTATGCTATTCTAGATGACATAGTCATGCTTGAGAAGATGAAGCTCGCTGACATGTCTGCTCTTGATGGTGCAATTTCTAACATCAGGCTTTGGAAGCTTGGCGATATTGAAAACAAGATTCTCCCCACCAAGGCAGCCATTAATAAACTTCGCAATATTTTAGCTAGTAATGTTGGCGGCGGAACAATGGACTTGGTTTGGGGTCCAGAGCTAAACTTCCAAGAATCAAACAGTCAGGTATTTAGATTCTTGGGTTCAGAAAAGTATGGACCAGTTTTATCCAGTATCTACGCTGGTCTTGGTATTCCACCTACACTTACCGGCTCATCTGGAAGTTCGGGCGGAAGCTTTACCAATAACTTTGTTTCTCTGAAAACTCTAATAGAGAGACTTGAGTATGGCAGAGGTATTTTGCTTTCGTTCTGGAAAAAGGAAATCGAAATAGTTCAAAAGGCCATGGGATTTAGGCTTCCTGCCAAAATTCGTTTTGACCAGATGGCGTTGTCCGATGAGGCGGCAGAAAAGAATCTGCTCATACAGCTTCTTGATAGGGATGTCATCAGCGCTGAAACCATTGTCGAAAGGTTTGGAGAAATTCCAGAAATCGAGAAGATTAGAATTAAGAGAGAGGCCAAGAACAGGCAAATGGAACTGCAACCACCAAAGGCAAGCCCATATCACAATCCACAGCATAGACAAGACTTGGAAAAGATTGCTCTTAGCAAGGATGGTTTGACCCCCGGAGATGTTGGACTTCGCCCGGCAGACGATGTTGGCCCTCATCCACTTACTGTTCCGTCAGATAGGCCAAAGCAGGAAGAAATTCCACAGGAACCCGAGCAGCAGTCTCCCGGCCCCAACAATGACAAGGAGAGTTCTCCCACGGGTAGGCCAGAAGACGGCAGGCCAAAGTTTTCCAGAGACACTGAAAAGAGAAAGCAAAAGAGGGTTCTTCCCAGCGTTAAGGCGGATTCAGAGTTTGCAAGCCTGTTCCTATGGGTCAATGAATCGCAGAAAAAAATCTCGGAAATAGTTAATCCCGCCATACTTGCTCACTATAATAAGAGCAACTTACGAAGTCTAACAAAGAGCCAGCTAGAGAACTTGGAGTATATTAAATTCGGTGTTCTTTCTAACTTGGACCCGCATAATGAAGTTACTATAGAAGTTATAGAAAGCGTTTTGAGAAGAAACCTGCCGTTGCAGAAATCTGTATCCGAGTCCTTCGACTCATTAATGGAGGGGCAGGATTCAGGATTATCAATAGATGACGCTAGAAATATCAGAATAATGTCTGTTGTTCTTGCCTGTAGTGACAGCTAATTTTTTGATTATCTTGCTTTTCTGGTGTATAATTATTTGAGGTAACCATTATGATAAAAATATATTCGTCAGAAGCACAGGCTGGCCTTGGAGAACAAATCTCCAACAACACCATAGCTTATACCGTCCCTGTTTCTACGCATGTTCCAACAACACACGAGAAACAGATTGCTAAGCTATTTACTACTGATGCCATAGACGCTAAGAAGTCGGTTGAACAGTTCGACCTATACTATATAAATTCAGTATTGGTGTCCACTGGCTGGAATAAAAACGACGATGTATTTGATACAAAAGAAACTTGGACTGCTCGCAACACCCCCGAAGACAAGCAGTTCAATTTTATGCATAGTGAAGATGATATTATTGGACATATAACTGGCAACTGGGTTCTTGATGCAGAAGGAAATACAATTCCTGACGACTCAGAAGAATTGCCAGAAAAGTTTGATATTATCACAAGCGCAGTAATGTACAATAGTTGGTCATCCGCTGAAAAGCAGGAATGGATGTCCAGTTTAATTCAGGAAATTGAGGCAGGAGAATGGTTTGTCTCGATGGAGGCAATCTTTAATAATTTTGATTATGCTATAGTCACGCCAGAAGGTAAGCATAAGATTATTGCTAGGAAAGAAGAATCATCATTCTTAACAAAGCATCTTAGAATTTATGGAGGGACAGGAGAGTATGAAGGACACAAATTAGGGCGTTTACTGAGAAACATAGCTTTTTCTGGAAAGGGGTTGGTGTCAAAACCTGCAAACCCAAGAAGTGTTATTTTTACGGGTAACAAACCATTTCAGAATTCTCAGGCTAGCGAAATCGAAACTTTTAATATAGATTCCGAAAAGGAGAAATCTAGCATGGCTGATGAAAACATCACTTTGCTCCAGAAGCAAATCGACGAGCTAAAGTCAGAGCTAGTAGAAGCTAAGTCTCGTGAAGACAGTCTAACTCAGCAGCTTAATGAGCTTGATACTAAGTCCCTTAAGGACGAAGTTGACGTTCTAACCGCTGATGTTGCTGAAAAGACCGAGACTATTGCTAAACTAGAAGAGACTGTAGTAATACTAGAAGTAGAGAAGAAGGAATCTACTGAGGCTTTGGCCGAGCGAGAAGAAACTCTTGCGAAGCTACAGGCCGAAATAGATACCGCAAACGCTGAGGCCCATAAGGCCGCTCGTTTGGCTGCTCTTACTGAGGCTGGTCTTGATACTGAAGACGCCGAAGCCAAGCTTGAATCGTTTGCTGATGCAACCGATGAAATGTTTGAAGAGATTGTCAAGCTAGTTGCATCTACTCCAAAGGTAGAAGAAGAAGTTGCGGAAGAAGAGGCTCAGGCCGATGAAGCCGAAGCCGAAGAAGACGAAGAGACAGATGAGGCAGAGGCCTCCGCTGATGAAGACGTTCTTGAGGAAGCTGAAGAAGTCGCAGAAGCATCACTAACTGATGCTGGTGAGACTGATGAAGTTGCCGATGCTCGTACTTCTGCTAGCGATTGGCTTCGTTCAAACGTTTTGAAGTCAACAGCAAATCTAGAAGACTAACCTCGTATACAGGAGTTAAAATATCATGGCTCTTAAGAGTGACAGACACGAGCTAATGACCGATATCTCTTTCTTCATGAACGAAGTAAAAGAGAGAGGTTTTGTAGCTGTTCTAAGTACGGGCGGTTCTGGTTCAGCAATGGACCAGAGTGCGGCTCTTGTTACTTGTGCAAGCCCTTCGGGTAAAGCGCCCATGGGTCTTTTGCTTAACGATATGGTCAATATTGACCAGACTCGTCAGCA